TCAAAAATGAAGGCGTTTGGGAAGGATGAGAAGGGGAATGACTTGCCACCATGGGTACTACCGGAACAATGGGTGGTCTACGAATTTACTGATCCTTTGACTAATCAGAAAATGAAGAGAAGGACTACGGTGCACGTACTGACAGAGGAAATAGATGGTTTCATAGCGGTTAGAGATCATGTCAATACACCGGACGAAACCAAACGCAAAATAGAAACGCAACTGGCAATCCTAGCAAAAGCAAGAGAAGATTATTATAAGGACAAAGGTGGGTCAGAAGAGGGGGCATTGAAATACTTTGACGAAAAGTATAACACTAAGATGTTTAGGCAATTACCCAAAGGCCCAAGGTTCGGCGCACTCGCAGGATTCTGGATCAGGAAAGAAATATACCAAGACATCCTTGGTAATTCTGCTACATCATTTGGTGAAACGAATCTATTCGAGAAGATGTTTAGTCCTCATGGCCGTCATGCAAAGGTGGTTGGTATTTGGAAAATTCTCAAGGTGCCACTTAACCCGCCAACTGTAGCCCGTAACTTTGTAAACAACAGTATGTTGTTGCAACTACTGGGTGGAGTGCCATTCCACAGACAACCCGGATTATTCAGAGAAGTTTTTCAGGAGATTTTTAAAGGGGTTCGAGGTACTGAATTTACAAACTCAGAAATCTCTAAAAACTATGGGTTGCCCAAAAAGTTCACCGCATACGAGTTGGCTAAAGCCCGTGGCATAGCCTCAACCACCATGGTAGCCGCTGAAATACAACAGATGGAACAGATGCTGTTGGATGTAGAAAGAGACGGCATCTTATCCTTTACCACCCACTTTCAAAGACTATGGAGAATGGCGGCGAAGAAGGGTGGTGGACTCTATCAAAACCTAGAGATTCTTGGTAAGACAGTGTATATAACGGATGCCTTGAAGAGTCAGCGGGAACATCTTGAAGAAGTGCGTCGGCAAAATCTTGGGCCAGATGGTCTACCAGATATAACTCTAGAAGACGCCGCAGTCCTTAGAGCCAATGAGGTTCTGTTTGATTACAGCGCAGTATCTCCCCTTGTGAGAGGGCTGCGCTCTTCTTTCTTTGGAGCACCATTCATTACATACCAAATCAAGGTCATGCCACAACTCATCAAGACGGCGGCTAATTATCCTTGGAGATTTTTACCCTACGTCATGTTGTTTGCAGGAGCGCAAGCGGCATTCGGTAGTATGCCATTCGAGGATGATGACTGGGATAAACTGATGCGACTCGCACCAGAGTGGCTGAGGAATAACAAGCATGGAATGCTGATGCCTTGGAAGGATGCGAATGGTAACTGGCAGGTTGCTGACCTGTCTTACTACTTCCCATGGGCGGGTATGACACAACTTGCAGGGAACATCTATAGAGGAGAGTTCAAACAGGGAGCGCAGGAATTTGGATTGATTGCTCCCGGTTGGCAGATAGCCGCCGCACTTACAACGAACAAAGATGTGTGGCAAGGGCGGCAGATCATTAATCCAGACGATCCCGCTTCAGATAAGGCAATGGATTTGTTCAACTATATGTGGTCTATGTCTATGCCCAGTGTTATCACTCGATCTGGTATCGTTAATATGCCTTCTATCCTTGAAGCCATGGCTCGACTCGACCCCGCTGAATTGGAAGGGAAACTATTTGATGCGGCCATGAATAGAACCAATCGTTACGGTGACCCAAAGAAAGACCTGCTTGCCGCCGCCCTTTCTGTTGTTGGTTTAGGAATCTATCCTATTGCACCCAATGCAAGAGCCAGACAACTACGCAGGTATCGATCAGAGATTGAAGGTTACGAGAGAAGACTCACGTCAGTACGCAAAGACCCAACGCTATCTGATAAGCAAGAGAGGAGAAGGATTAATACCCTGCGTGACAGGATAGATGCGGCTAGGCAACAGCGGAGAGAACTCGCCAGTAGTACGGCTGGTATTGGCGCATGAAACTGGTGGTAGTAGAGTGGTTCGATATCCTAGCCACTTCGGGGTGGGAAAAGGAAGACGAGGTAGAGCCTCAGCGTATGTGGACTGTAGGATACCTCGTACAAAAGGACAAGAAGGTAATCAAAGTAGCGAATACCAAGGACGAGAAAGAAGAATACTTTGCATACCACGCCTTCCCGGCGGGGTGTGTGGTTTCTATCAGAGAGATCATTGATAATCCCGAAGAAGTTTCCGAAGGGTGATTGCCCTGATCTCATCGTAATACCCCTCACCATCCAGTTCTCTGAGGACAATCATTCCTCTCCACCACTGGTGTTGGGTGTCACGGCACCAACTCTCAGCGTAGTCTGGATGGCTGAAACACCCGGCACTTAGGCCGAATATCTTTTGCCCATCAGGCCGCGTGTGCTCCGCGTGGTTGTACAAATGGGTGTGACCCTGCACCGCCGAACAATGTAACTTAGAAACGAGCGTGTGGCCCAAATGGAGGCTGCTGATGGGACGTCCTGCTATACCTGACGTGAAGTAGTGGCTAAAGGTGATTCCGAACAGGGTTATGTAGGATTTAAAGTCCACCGTTTTCCACCCATATTTCTTGTACTGCAAGTCCTCTATACCTATGGCTCCATGTAATTCGGGAGCGAACTGGGTGGCTCGTGTGATCCTGTCCTCGTGGTTACCAAGGCACATGATTAACTTAGGTTTGTACTGCTTCTCCTTGTTCTTGCGCTTCTGCTCGTTGAACTTCTTGATGGGTGCGAAGAACTTCTCTTGGGCATCTACCGCACTGGCTACGTCCTTCTGATAACGCCTACCCTCGAACCCTCTGGTTCCCTTATCGTAAGATGAGAGTGACGGCAGGTCAGCCCAATCCCCCAAGCACACCACATACTCAGGGCGTTCATCCATAACGAACTGACCCGCCGCCGTAAATCTTTCATTGTCATAGTCAGGTGCCGCATGGGCATCTGGAATAATTAGAAGATTCATTTCTTAGATGTAATAGGTATAGGAGCAGATTTTTTATCTGCCATCTTTTTCAGTTCTTCAGCCAGAGCAATTGCCACTGCGGGATAGAGCAGGTATTCTTCGTTATTTATATCAAGTACAATGATCTCACTTCTTGAACTATACGACTGTACAAAAAATGTCCTTACTTCATTTTTGAGCCATTTAGATTTCATAAGAATTTCATGTTTCTGATGGATTACTCATAATCTTCTACCAACGATTCTATATCTTTCAGATCGTTTCGGCTTATATAGTGGTTGATTATGCCATATCCAAAATCCTTTTTCGGCGCTTTGGATAAAGTTTTTCCGTACTCCCATCCTATGAGGGTTGCTTTCATAGTATCGTCATTATATTGGGCAAGAACATATATATCAGCGAATGGTTTCCCCACCTCGTGGATTAGATTAAACGCTTTCCTCGCTGTCTTAACATCTACCGTTCTGCCATCATCGAGTACAAAATCTATCCCTTTATCACCCTTGGGTCTATCGGTAAAATCTGGCCTCACCCCAGTGAGGTGCCAGAATGCAACTTCTCCAGACAAGCCCACCTTCTCATAATCTTTTGATAGTGGTCTGGATGAAGCATGGTTCTTGTGCAACTGATGCCTTCTGTTGGCTATCTCATCAATATCTATATCATCAAATTTCTTAGTCATATCTCACACTCACCCGCCATACAAGCGTACTCTTGACTGGCTATAGTCTGGTCTTCCTCTTCCTTGATGGAGTCCCACTCTATGTGCGTTGGCATCACCTTCTCTAAGGCTTTGTGCTCCTTTGCAGTACAGTCCTGATAGGGTAGCATTTGATAGGAGTGATCTTCCTCTGAGTGAGGCAAGAAACTCGCACCAGATAAGATGTTGAAGTTCTCGTATACCCACGCACCAACTTCTACCCACTCATGCTCTTTGATAGACACCGTAATGGATGGCTTGTGCTCACACCAGTTAAGAGCAAAGCGTTTCCATATGGTGAGGTGCTCGATTGCTGTCAGATTATGGCGGGTAATGGATTCATCTGGTGACTTCATAGGAAAGGAGAATGCCCACTGACCTTCCTTGCCGGGGTCATCAGCGTATGGAACTCCTGCCTCTATGAGAGCCGTAGACATTGGGTCTTTCTTGTCATTGCGAACGTGGCGAATGAACGTCGAATTGTGCCTTGGATGTATGCCGCTGGCGCAGTCCACCAACTGACTCACCGTCCCACTCGGTTTGACACAGGTGACAGCCGTAGACTCAGGGATGCCTATCAGTTTAGCGCACAGACCATTCTCTTTTACTGCGTGGTCTCTTAACCCACGCAGTTCCTTGTCGCTTGCTCCCATCAGTGCTGGACAATCCATGATGCCAGTTAAAGATACACCAAGCAGTCTCTCTTCCTCTGTGTTCTTCTTCCAAGGAGTAGAGAGATAGCGGAAGTCAGTAAGCGTAGACTGGATGGTGCCTATCCACGTAGCCTGTGTTATCTTCTTGCGAAGGGTGGCTAACGTATCAGTAGGGCGGCACACAACTTCTGAAAGGTTACAAAATTGTCGAGGCCGAAGCACGATTTCGGAACAGGGGTTCACGCCGAACTCATGGTTGCTATCCCTGCGTTCTGGCACCATGTCTTTTGCGGCTTGGCGATTGAAGATACCACGCTCACCACTACGACTTTCATAGAGTGAAGTCCACTCTCTAAGGAAGGCTCCGGTGTCTGGCATCTCAGTATAAGCCACACTGTTATTAGCGATTGACCTCTGTCCATTCTCTATCGACCACTGGCCTGACTTGGCACGACGCATACGTTCATCAGTCAGGTTGGAGAGGGAGATGGTGGCTGATCTTCTAACACCACCAACCACCACCGCCTCCCCTTCGTAGCACACGAGGTCATGGCATTCTATGCTGTTCAGTTTGCGCCCTTTGGCATGGGTAAAAGTGTTGACCACATGCCTTAGCAATTTGTCTAACGGTTCAGGCCCACTCGCCCTTCCCCCGAAAGTTTTGAGCCTTGCTCCTGATGGTCTGATACGAGACAAGTCCCACTTGGGAACTCGCCCACTGTAGAGCAGACTGATTAGTTCTCGAAGGGCGGTTGCCCACCCTATCTTTGAGTCACGCACCACGATTACAGTATCAGTGTTGTGTAACTCTTCGGGTACTTCTGGCAACTGGTTGATGTACTGCCTCTCAACGCTAAAGCCTACGCCAGTACCACACATGAGGACGTACATGATCTCATCGAATGCGCGTGGCGAATCGATAGGGATGTACGAACAATTAAATCCTGCGGCGTTGTCACGGTCTAATGCTTTCCCAGCGACCATTAAACAACGCATTGAGGGCATCACATCATACCTGAGTATGGCGTTCTTAAAGTCTGACAAGTTCATGTCAAGCCTCTCCTCAAAGAAGTTGATGTACCTGTCAACTGTCTCGCCCCAGTTTTCTCGACGTTGCTCTTCTTCTAGGTAGCGAGCATACCTAGATTTGTGGATGAACTGTTGGTATAGATTCATTAGAATGGTATTGGCCCATCGTCAGTACCCGGCTGGTACTGTTGTGGTGAAGGTTCTTTCTGACCAAGGGCTTGAACAGTAAATGCCTTGATTTCAGTGACGTACTTCTTGTTGCCACCCTTATCAACATAACTGCGGTTGCGGATACTTCCTTCCACGTATACCTGAGCACCCTTCTTTACGTAGTCCCTGACGAAGTCAGCAGACTTACCGAAGACTGACACGGTGTGCCAATCAGTCGTTTTGTTTTCACCATACCCGGTGTTGGTTGCTAACGAGAACGAGGCGACAGTGTCACCGGAACTCGTTGCTCTTATGTCTGGGTCTTTACCAACATGACCCACCAGTATTGCTTTGTTTACACTAGCCATTAAGGTTCGTACCTCTTGATTAATTTCCATAGGTCTAAGGCTGTACTGAACATCTTAAACAGCCTCTCTTTTTCTTCCCACTGGTGTGCGTACACGTAGCCGGGGGAAGTAACTGATATGAATAGGTTGAGTAGTTTTCTACCACCCCCTATTCCATGATCGTAAGCCGCTAATTGTACACTATATGAGTCATACATATCTGGCTTCTTGCCATCATCTAATTCTTTTGTCTTCCAATCTACTACCCACTCATCAGAGTACATATCAATCTGACCACCAAATCCTAAAGGATGGGCGAACGACTGCTCTATCTTCCAGTCCTGCTTACCACATATCTCTAGAAGTTTGGCCTCAGTTCCTTTGATGAGCGAACCGTATCCGGGTGCGCCTACCCCGTTGACAAAATAATTCTCTAGTATCCCATGGATCATAGTGCCACGCTCTGCCGCCTTCAGGCTCTCTGCCTTGTGGATATCGAACACTCTCTTTCTGTAGTCGTGCTCTGTTTCTGGGCCATGAAGTTGGTTAAGGTACATGGTATCGAACAGTAGTCCTTGTGACCACCTCACTAAACCGGGAGCGGCAACCATATCTTTCCAGATGGAAGACACGGACGGCACCCACCCATACTTACGGGCTTCACGCAAGGTAGTAGGACGCAGGTTACCATCCTTGCCTTCAACCTCATGGTGGGGGGCACCGTCCTTGTCATACCAATGACTCATGCCGCTTTCTTCTGAGTGTCTGGGCCACGTATATCCTCATCGGTAAGATGGGATGGTTTTCTTTTGAAGTCTTCAGACTCGTCTTCACCAAAGACACTGTACTGATAGGCACCACAGATTTTAAGGACAACCCTTGAGAGAGCACGTTTCTCTGCCATAGCAACTGGATACTTCTGTGTTGTATTCTGAGGAGACGCTTCACCATGTGTTTCTATTTGTACGTCTCCTTTTTTAGCAATGGCTTTAATTACTATAAACTTTGGATCAATAGATTCTATTGAAAAAGTTACATCAATATTATTATGGTACTGAATCTTTTCTATTCCAGTACGAGTAATAATCGAAATCTTTTTTCCACCAATTGGCAAAGGAAAGATGTCCTCTTCCACTAGATGGTTCTTCTTTACTAACTCATTTAGAAAATCTTTTCGCGTTAACATATTTTCGTCCTCTTGATGTTCCTGTTGTTGCCATTGTTGAACTTCAGCCTCGAACCTCTGCTGATCATCTTCATATGCTTCCTCTTCATCCATATTTTAACTCCGGTAGTTGTACGCCTTGCTCTGCGCCTAGTTGAGCCACCCTTTCTATTAAGGCTGACATCTCTTCAACTGACAATTCAGAAGTCGTAACCAACCTACGCTTAGGAGTTCCATTAATACCAAGGTACTCACGGCTACCCAGATATTCAGAACACACGTAGTCTTTGATCTCTTCCACTGTATGGCCAGTCTCTTCTGCTATTTCTCTTAGCCACGAGTGTAACAGATTGTTCTGTTCCATGCTACGGCTTGACTTATAGGGGCGTACAACCACCTCATAGGGAGTGTCCCCATCTAGGTCGAGTGCATTTATGTGCTCCACTAATCTCCATCTAACCTTGTAGGCTCCCGGTCTCAGAACGTAAGTGACTCTAGTGGATAGTGGCATCTGTTGTTACCTCCAGTCTTTCTCTCACCACTTCAAGTGCATTGATCATGCCTTGAGCGTAGACATTTTGCATGAGATTGTAATAGGGTTTCACGTCAGGATCGAAGTATATTATCTTGGGCCACATCTCTTCAAACCGGGCCATGATTTGCTCCAATACTTGTGGGTCTTCTGGTTCCATTAGTTCAACGTGACACTGTCAATGAAGGATATGTCAGTCACAACCAAGTGGTATTCAACATCGTCCACCTTATAGGCAACCCCATCGAGATCGCTTCGGATGATGGCTGTAACTATATCGGTTGGAATCATGTCTGCGAATACCCGCAACGAGACTACAACATCTTGATAATTTGCTGATCGAATGCTTTGCTGATCGTCTTCAGTGTCCATCTAAATTGCGTCTCCTTGTCGTATATCCCGCTATGACAGTCGGCGTGGCATTCGTAGCACACTGGCACCGTAAGGTGATGCGCTACCTTTCTGCCTTGGCCAGCCCCCAACCCTATATCTCTTAGGTGGTGAGCCTGTACTGGCATTGTACCACAATGGGAGCATGGGAGGGTGGCTACCCACTCTAGGTATCTCCGTTCAGCGGCGGTCATAAGGATATTATATCACAGGTGTGGTATACTACGGCGTAGTGTGCACACACAGAGGAATAACGTATGTCAATCCGCATGATTAGTGCGGCGATAGATTTGGATTTGTCTCCATCAGACAAACTGATCCTTATCTTACTAGCCAACAACGCAAACGACGAAACAGGAGATTGTTTTCCAAGCCAGTCGTACCTCGCCAAGAGGTCTGGCCTGTCCCTTGGTCACGTCAATCGAGTCATCAAGCGGCTAAAAAGTGAGGGTTTTGTTGAGATCATACCCCAATACCGTGATGATGGGGGGCGTCGATCTAATAGATACCGTCTGACCATGGATGTCATAGGGGGGGGTGTAACCACAGATCATACCCCCTGTGATCAGGTAACACAGGAGCCTATGACCACAGATCATAGCAGAACCGTAATAAGTAACCGTCATAAGAACCTAGAGAGGACACGCGGCACTAGATTAGAAGAAGATTGGGTACTACCTGAAGCATGGAAAGGGTGGGCTAAATCGGAACGACCTGACCTGCACATAGATACAGTAGCCGCTTGCTTTAAGGATCACTGGATTTCAGTGAGTGGGACACGCGCTCTCAAGCGTCAATGGTTTGCGGTATGGCGGAACTGGGTTAGACGTGAGTCTATAGTAGGCGAGCGCAAGTTCAGCGATAAACGCCCACCGTGGGCTAACCTGCCAAGAGACGATGGCAAGTTACCGAATCATGCATCGGTGTATGGCTTTAGCATAGCCAAGCAGGGTGAATCATACGCGGCATACCGGATGCGACTACAGACTGAGATCGCAGAGAGACTACGTTGAACAAGCCCATCAAAATTACAGGCCATGCGAAGTACACTAAAACTAGTGATGCAGGGACTCAGTTTATGGAGCAGTTGATGGATCAGCAATTAGATATTCCGAAAACAGAATACAAATTCCTAGACAAGAGACGGTTTCGGTTTGACTTTGCATGGCCTGATCGTATGATTGCTATGGAGATAGAGGGTGGGATATGGATAACAGGAAGGCACACAAGAGGGGCAGGATACAGTCGTGATATGCAGAAGTACAACCTCGCAGGACTGCATGGATGGAAGGTATATCGTTTTACACCACAAGATGTTTATAAGGGTGTAGCGTTGGCCTTTATAAAGGACGTAATGAATAACAACAAACCAAAGGTACAGTCATATGAGGATATCCGCAGAGGACTTGTGTTCTCTGACACCGTACAGTCACCTAAATCTAAGGCATCGAGCAAATCCTGAGATAATCTGCTACGTCCTAGCCGGGGTGTCCAAGCAAGCATCCAGATATTTGAGGCTGAAGTACGTACTAGAAGAAAGCCAGCGATACCACGTGGTGTATGAGTTAGCCAAGAGGGTGTATAGAAAAACCCAATCACGCTATCAGAATCCGTGGATGTTTATGAAGTTGGCTGAGATAGCAGTAGATGAGTCTCTTGGTAATGGCTTGTGCAAGACGTGCAATGGGAAGGGGTGGATTGATACCGGTATTAAACGAATCGATTGCTTCGACTGTCATGGAGGTGGGACTCGCCATTCATTGGATGATGCGAGTGTGGCTGAGAGGATACAGGCACCGCTGAAGTGGTACAGGAGGTATGGGAAGAGGGCACTGCTTCAGAATATGATGGGCATCCTGAGCAGTTACGAAGGGGAGTTACATCACGCTTTTCAGACTAGATTATATTAACCACAATTTCTATGGGGTTGACACGTATGGTATAATACTAGTGGGCAGGAATGTCCCGCGATACTACTAGGGATAGTGGATCGTGACTACGATGATATGGTGCGGGGCTGTTAGGTGTACTGAAAATTCCATCATCTAACGGCCCTCGACACCAAAAAAAAGGGGGAGCCGAAGCCCCCCCTTATTTCTAGCGGTTTACCTTGCCGCGTAAGTGGTAGTCAAAGTACCTTAGCAAGGCGTCATAGACTTTCTTGGGACACCTCTCCAGATCATCGACGTCAATGCCAAGGGCATCGGCCACCGCATAATCTAGGTCAGTATCTTGCGCTAATCTTTCAAAGTCATTCATGTTCCACCTATAGTAGGTTATGGTTCATCTTAACCTTGAAATCCATGGCTGTCTCTATTAAGGCATCCTTGGATATACCAAGATTGTTGTTGAGTACGGTAATGAAAGTAGAGACGAAGTCTTCTGTATGTTTCTTGCCATATGGAAGTAACTCGTGTGCTACCTCGTGGCATACCACAATAGACTGTCTCATCTGTCGAGGGATGGCAATCGCACCGCGTTTCGATGCGGCTGATCTGCGGCCACGACCATCCGTTACTATCGGGACGTCGTTAGGGTGTTGCCCTTCCCTTAACCAGATTTTTTCTACCAGAACCTGACACTCGTTGACAGTAACTAACCTCCAGTTTTGAGGGAGAGAACGGAGTGCTGTCCATTCCCAGTTGTAGACCTTAGACCGTTGGAAATCTCTCATTTGATTTCCTCCCAGTCATTGGGTCTAAACCATTTCCATTCGCCATCTGGAAGGATAGCAAGGTAACCACCCATGGAATCATGCATGACTACCTCAGCCTTTACTTCTTTGCCACTCAAACTTTTATGTGTGGCTTTAAGTCGTACTGTCTGGCCTCTCTTTTTTGGTTTCATCTAATACCTCTTGGAGTTGATTGTCAGATTCTTTCTTACCGTCGGTTCTAGGTTTCTTCCTAGACACCATGTGTCTACCACCCTTCTTCATAATAGGATAGTTTACACGTGGTCTTTGTCGTTTGAAGTTCATCTCATGTTAACCTCCGTGCATCAATGCGCTTGAACTTTATCTTAACTGCTTCGGTTATAACATCAGTCCCTTGAGTATAACACAGCCTACAAGACATACACGTTTGACCCGTGCAGTTTTGTAGTTCCAAGGACTTGTCAGGACTGACATTCTGGAAGACCTTGTCGAACCCCTTGGGTGGGCTAGACATGGGCTTGTTGATTGCCCCGTTACTGTAGATCAACATCAAGTTAGGGGGCTTGGTAAATTGTTTAAGGTACTGTCGAACGAACGGCTTACGCTTAGTCCAAAGACCAATGGTAGTGCCGGGGTTCTTGACAGCAAGCCAGTGGATGTTAACCATATGATTGAGGTTGATCAATTCTCCATGAGCGTCGATCCTAAACAGCACGTCATTAAGAATTGGTAGGTCATCATATGGTATCGGTACACTGAGTGCGTCACTGTTTTCCTTCCACTTCTTAACACAGTTCTTGCGATACGTTAGCATCATGTACCATGAGTAGCACCAGTGACATATGAAATCTACTGGTGTGTTCTCATACATATAGATGCAGAACGGATTGCTAGTAGTGTCGGTATTCAGTGCTCGCATACCTTTCAACTTACCAGACATGGTACTCAGGTGTAGCATAGGCTACCTCCTTGTGCTATTGCACGGTTAGTTACTCTAGTAGACTTTCAACGGAAACCCCCAGTGCTTTCGCAACAGCCAGCGTGGCTCTAGCATCAGGACTACATGAGGAATTAGATTCCCATTTACTTATAGCCGCTCTAGTTAGGCCACTAGCACGTGCCAGTTCCGATTGGTTCATGCCACGGGAAAGCCTTGCGTCTTTAACCCTTTGACAAAAAACCATTGGAACTTCTTCGGGCGCTTCGAGTGATGGCTCATGTTGCATAGCCTCTGGACTACCAACGATTAGTTTCTTAATCATCAGTTAGTGCCCTCCCTATCAGGGTTTGGCATTCGATTCCAGTTGAGAGCAACCTCATCGTCATCGTCAGCGAGTTCTTCCATGGTCTGAGGCATGGGGTCACGCGCAGTGGCCTGATCCATGATGTCACACTCATCATCATCGTAATCGTCCTTCATAAACTCATACATAGAGTTGACGCCATACGAGGATATATGAGGCAACACGCATCGTTGAACGAACATATCAACATCATGCTTTCGTTCAAGACTGCGTAACCAATCAGCGAGGTTATCACTGAGCCAGTCAGCCATGAGAGAGGTTGAGTTAGGACTACTCATCTTCAACCACCGCTAGGAGTGGGCGTGAATCACGGAACGACTTGTAATCACGCAACCTGTAGTAGTCAAGGATGATGTCCTCTATGTTTTCCCACGCAAGAACCAAGACAGGACTAGCACCCGGCAAGTGATCGCCATCGTAGATACCAAGTCCTGACAGAGGGTCTTTGGGGTCTGCATAATCAAAGTAAAAAGCCATAGTTAAATCTCCTATGTGAAGCCTTCACATTGGGGGAGCGTGTGCCCCCCCTGTAGTGAAGACGGGTTAGCGTTCAAGCCTCTTCACGA